ATTTTATATATAATTGTTTTTTCTCTTTCTGTATCCTTCTAATAAAAGCATAGTAAATAATTTGAGTAAAATATGCAAAGGGATTATTTGATTTTTCAGGATTAAAATTATGAATATAGTGTAAACAATTTTCTATCCCATCAGAAATCATATCATTTTTAAATGTATAATTTATGAAATTTGGTCTAAAGGATAATCTTTGAGCTATCTTCAGAAATACAGACCCTAAATATTCTGAAATTAATGGAAGTTCTTGATCATCATTAATAGAAATAGTATATTCTTTTTTATATTCAATCATCGCCTCTAAAAATTTTGCATTATCTACATAATGTATTTTAGCTACTTTTTTTCTTTTTGCCATATTATCTCCTAATAAGAATTTCAGTCATACTAGTATTATATCACACAATTCGTATAAGTCAAGATATTGAAATATTATGAATTTTATAAGTAAATTTTTCATCTTCATATATCTTAATTCTTTCTTCAAAATGTTGATAGGCAAAATTCTTTCTTGCTCCAAATCTTAAATCATCTGAAATATCATATAATACCGTTTCTTGATTATTATCTGATATTCTCAATCCTCTACCTATCGACTGAAGATTTCTAATCCTACTCTTAGAAGGACTAGCGAAAATAATGTTATGAAGATTCCGAATGTTGATGCCGGTACTAAATACCCCATAACTTGCCACGATGATGGCGTCCCGTTCTTCTTCTGCGATTGCTCGTATTCGTTCTCTGGTTTCCGTATCTGTTCCACCATGCACAAAATAAGTTTTCCTATTGACATCTGCTTCCTCCTTTATCATATCGTATAAAATACGTCCATGTTTTTTAACTAATCTAAAGAGTAACAAAGTATTACCGTCAAGTGATAATGCTAAGTTTTTTATATATTTATTTCTTTGTGTATGTCCTACTAAAAATTCTAATTCATCTATGTATTTACTTTTTCTCATTGCAGAACATATATCTTTATGATACTGTAATAATAAGATTTTTATACTAAAAGCTGCTAATTCTTTTTTATCAATTAATTGTTTAGTTGTAGTCACTTTATATACTCTTCCAAATAAACCCTCCAATACTAATTTATGAGTTTGAGTACCATCTAATGTCCCCGTTGTGCCTATTCTATATTTCGCATTTACACATTTAGTCATGATGGAGGTAAGAGATTTTGACTTGAATCCGTGTGCCTCATCACCAATTACCAACTTATATGGTTCAAAAATCTTCTTTTGGAGTTTATAAATGGATTGCCATGTTGAAATAACTACTTGCTTATCTGAAACTTTATCTTGTCCGGCATAGACTTGGTGACAAAATTTTAAGGAATCCCATCCATATTCTTGAAAATCTGCATATAGTTGAGATACTAAGGAGGTGGTGGGAACTATTATAAGAGTTTTTACATTTAATGCTCTAACAATCATATAAATTATTAAAGATTTTCCACTTGCGGTTGGGGATACCAATAATGATTTTTGATAAGATAGTGCGTGGTAAAATGCTTCTAATTGATAATCTCTAGGAATAAACGGTAAGTTGAGGTGGTCAATAAACTTTTGACTTTTTTCTATCTTTTGTGGTTTCCACCAATCTCCATCAGGAATTACTTTATAATTATGTTTTTTTGCAAATATAAAAACATATTCAAGTAATCCACTATAAAGGTACCTATTATGTACATTGAAGAGTCGTATTTTACCATCCCAAATTTTATTACGATACGCCGGCATAAAAGTATATCCCGGAACATAAAATGTAAAGTAATCACATAATTCTTGAGCAACAGATGGTTCACAATTGATTTTTAAGTATACCTCATCATGTTTAGATATACCTATATCTTCAATTCCCTTCTGTAAAACGTTTCCAGTCGATTGCATTTTTAATTAAATATCCTCTAGTGGATAATCCTTTCACTATAGATTCAAGATAGTCAACCTTTTCTTCTTGTAGTGCTAGTAGTTTTTTAGATTCTATTACATTATCATCAGCATCTATGTATTCTTGTACATCTGCTTTGAGTAATTTTAATTGAAATGGTTCCCAATCTGCGGCTTCTAATTCTTCTGCAGTCATTCTTCCACTATAATAATCTCTTTTTCTTCTAATAAGACCAGCAAATAGATATTTTATTTCCTTGAACCTTAACCGTTCATTAGAATGAAGTATTAAATATTTGTTATGTAATTGGGGGATTTTGACAGATTCTTGAGATAGTTCTGTCTCATCAATAGGACAATCTTGGGTCCAAGATTTCTGTATTTCTTCAAAATTCATTATCAATTATTTAAAAGGTTTTTAATAGTATATATGCCATAATTAAAGGTGACTGTTGATATTAAACTTGTTGTTTCTTGAACGGCACTATCGAATTGTAATTCTGTTAAGGCAGTAGGAAAAACATTCTGAAAATGTACCTCTAACGTAGGATTCATTGAACTACTCAAAATGGTTAATACTGCACCAGAATATCTAGGTTGAGGACCTGTCATCCAATTAAAAATTTCTTGCCAATTTTTTAAATATTCATCAACAACAAATCCTACTTCTAATAGTTCATATTCTACTCCACCTCCCGCTAAAGTAACACCGGATCTTCCAGGTCGTCCAATTGCCAAAGGATCCATTGTTAAACCTGGCAAATTAACAGTTTGAACAAAAAATGTCGTAGCAGGGCGGTCTAGAATTTCAAATCTAAATTGAACTTCTGTTATCGGATTTATATTTTTTACTTGATCATTTAAAGCCATTTGTACCTCTACTACTATTTAGTAAGCATAAAAAAAGGGTGGACTCAAAAGCCCACCCTTTTAAAGTCATCTTCAAAAAGAAGATTACATCAAGTTTGCAACTGTAACCACACGATAGTAGCGGTTTTCGTTAGCTGTAAGTGAACCGTCACCAGCTCCATTACCTGAGGCACCGGTATCATTCGCAAAAGGATTAGATACTAAACCGTAACGGGTTTTGAATCCAATTTTTGGCTGAAATGAGTTCTCACCAACTGCACGAACCATTTGCAACGGAACGTAAGGACAGTAGAACATTCCTGCATCGTATGCAGAAGAACCTTTGTAACCAACAGTAAAGAAGTTAGTTGCAGAAGTAGGTGCATAAGGATCAACATACACTTTGAATCGACCATTAAGAGTACCAACCATTGTAGTACCGGTATCATCAGCATGAATGTCATTACCTGTTGGAACACCAGACAATTGTCCAGCCATTGCTAATGCAGATGCTACATCAGAAGAAGTAATAAGAACATTACCTTTTCCTCTGCGAGTATCTTTAGCAATTGCATTTGCTTCACGTTCAATCTGGAACATCAAGCCTTTGAACTTCTCAACAGACCAACGTCCATTTGAGTCAGTATCAAGATCAAACGTACCAGGTGTCGCAGTATTGTGTTGCGCGCCAGGCTTAGCGTTTGTATAAATGGTTCTCATAACTTCGCGGTTAATCTCCGCAAGAATTTCACTTGAAAGAATATTTGACAATTCTGTTTCAGCATCCAAACCGTGAACGGCTTTAAGATCCTGTGCCAATTCCATTGTGTACTCAGCTTTGAGTGCACGGGACTTAGCAGTAACAGTTACTTTGTCAATTGCGAACGCCATCTCTGGGAACGTAACGTTCTCAGCTGCGGCTGTTCCCATACCAGTACCAGGTGCGCCTTGCATGGCTCCTGTCTGTGAACCGTGTGTACCGGCTCCAGTAAAGTCGGTATCAGCTTCATCGTGTAAAGCTTCAGCACCGTCCTGTGTGGTATAATGTGATTTCATTGCAAAGATTAATCCAGTAGGTCCGTTCATGGGTTGAACACCACAAACATCATAAGCAATAAGATTAGGCATTGCTCTACGAACCAAAGAGATTAATACAGGATCAACATAATTAATGTTGTCACCGCCGGAAGCACCAACTCCCATTTGGTTGTTGTGTCCTGCTGGGGCTGTTTCCGATAAAGTTCCAAACATTCCACCACTATCTGCTTGTTCACGCATTGATTTCTCTTGGTTTTCCAAAAGAACTGCGGTAACAGCCTTACGATATTGATCTTTAATCTTTGGAAGATCACCATGTTCTAGCACCGGACCCCACTTCTTTTGAAGGTCTTCAGATAAGTACATTTTTGTCTCCTATAGAGTTTATATTAATTGTGAAAGCGAGTTATCGCTGATGTATAATGTTTCATATTTTCATCGAGTTTTACTGCAGATTCCTCTTCAGAAACTTCAATGTTTTCATCTGTTTCAGTAATTTCAGATGTTACGGCATCGCTCTTAGGAAAGTAACTTTCTTTAAGAACAGATAATTTTTCGGCATATTGTTCAGCATTTTCATACTCGATACCTTCTGCCAACTTAGAGATTTTTTCCGTTTCAGTATCGGCCAAATCTTTAGTTGCGTGTTTAAGGACATCATTTTTCTTAAACTGTGCCAATTCTTTTTGGAGTTCTACTCCACGATTGATTTCTTCATCTAAGGAAGTTTCCAAGTCGTCAACTTTTGTGAATAAGTCGTCAACCATATCAACTTTCTCTTCTGGAATATCAATGTAATGCTCTGAAAAAAGTGTTTTGAGTCCAGACATGAAATCTTCAACCAATTCGGAACGAATTCCTCTTTCGATTGCCAATTCATTTTCAGACATCCACTCTTCAACAACATAGGTAAGATACCCATCAACCTTTTCTGTAAGTTCTTTTTGGAAATTATCACTATTTGCTTCGTGCTCTGTTTCATGTTGAGCTTCGAGTTCTACCAACTTAGCATTAACTTCTTCCAAAACTTTTGTTTGAACTGCTGCTTCAAAAATGGTAGAGGCTTTCTGTTTGAATTCCTCTGTTAGTCCATCTTCACCTTGTATAAGTGCCTCAACATCTTCTTTTACATCGATATTAAGGTCTTCGGCTTTAACAGCTGCTTTAGTACGCTTAGATTCTACTTTTTCATCTTCATCTTCTTCTCCATCTTCGGCATCCTCAAGAATAGCAAAAGATTTCATAATTTCTTCGTATTTTGCAGTGAGTTGATCTTTTTTCAACTTATTAGCGATTTCATAAACTGATTTCAACATTCCATTTTTAGTTTTAGGAATAGCTGATTCTAGTTTAGTTTTATCACTCGGAATAGATTTCTCTCCTTTTTCTGCGGTCTTGAACTTGGCTTTTTTGTCCCGTTCAAAATCCTGAGATTCTTCTACTTCATCTTCTTCATCTTCATCAGCTTCTTCATCGACTTCTTCTTCTTCATCTTCATCAGCTTCTTCATCGACTTCTTCTTCATCGCCGCCGCCTTTTTTCTTTTTGGCATCGATAGCTTTTTGAAGAGCTGGAGGTAATGTACCTTCTTCTACTTCATCTTCTTCTTCTTCGCCGTCTGAAGAATCTTGCTCAGTAGCAGCTTTCCGTTTTTCAGAAAGTTTTCTTCGCGTTGCCTCTTCAGACTCTTTGGCTAAAATTTCTTCAGACATCTAAATCTCCTTGATCTTATTTAAATTAGTTTTGTTCATCTATATTTACTATAGTGTTATTATTTAGTAAAATTATAACTTTGACATGAACGTTTCGAAAGCACTTATTTGTGTTTTTTCTGCCGTTTTCCGAGAAAGTTTAATTTGTTTTTCTATTCGGGAAACTTGGCGTTCATCTAGAATACCGTTATCCCAAATCCACTCTTTTCCTTCCATAATACCATTGACAAATGCCGCTGGTGCAGAAGGGTCGGCCACAATATCAGCAGCAGTTGCAAGATAAAAATCATCTTGTACTTGACTAACATTACGTCCTACAGGCTTTAATGAGCCCATTCCTCTAGATGAAACACCCAATCGAGCTCCTTCATCTATTAAATTCTTTACAATTTTGCCATAAGGTGTATCTAAAATTTTAGCTCTACCAACAAAATTGTCACCATCTTCAGTAATACTCTGAATCATGTGTGAAACTCGTTCCAAATTAACTGTTGGTCCCTCTGGGTGGCCTAATTCACCGAATGCTCTACTTTGTTTGATATAATTTTGATCATATCGTAAAACTTCTTTTTCAAGAATTGCTTTTGGATATACTCGACCATTCCTATTCTTCACATTAGCTTGCATGAAGACACCTTCAATGAAGTAATTTTTTCCTGTTGCTGTTGATTCACATATAAATTCAACATCTTCTAATGTTTCGCAAATAAGTCTCATTATTGTCCTTTATGGTCTATTTCCTAATACGTAATCAACTGGATAACCTAACTGGTGATTCTCTTCATAAAGTGGAGTATCAAATCCAGTCATTTTGGATAATTCTATCCAAACTGTATAAGTATCTCCAGATGCCGCTCCAGCAGTAGTAAATTGAATATTTCCTAACACACCACCTGTATTACCTACAGCATCTATTGGAATTGCTGGAAATTCTAAATTATTACCATTATATAATCCATTTCCACTTAATCCGGCAATGAGTGTTTCTGTAGTAGATCCATCCCATTCTACATTTACTGACATACCATTACACACCCATTGTATTTTATTGATAATAACTGAATGAGTCGGTGCCGGTAAAGCAACAGTAGCTACTATAGCTAAATTCGCTCCCGTAACGCTTCCAATAATATTATCTCCGACACTACCAGTAAGTAAAGCAGTAGTTGCTACTTTGTTAGTAGTATCCCAGCCTACTACTTGTACTTCTGTTCCCAATGGTTTGTAATCTACAACTATATAATGCTCAACACTATTTGTAACAATTTGTTCTCCAATTTTGAATCCTGAATTTCCGCCAGCTACATTCAATATTATATTATGCCATGCCCAATTAAGTGTGGAAAGGTCTATCTTTTTAACATTCGTTTCACCTGAACCATCAGAAACATTAGTAAATTTATATACAGTTTTCGTTTCTGTATCAATTAATTTTTGACTCGTTACTAAATCAGCCATTTTCTACTTCCTCGGATTCCTGTTCTGC